AAATATGACATTTTACAAAATTTAGACAATTATTTTTACAACTAAGCACAAAGCACATTAAAACGTGCCTTGTACAACTGTTGTATTACCAATGCATACCCTCCATTGATGTACCACATTCTATTACCTCACATTTGTCTTTGCTTTTCCATTCCCAAGACTTTACTCTTAGATTTACCATCTCATAAATCTCATCTCTTTTATTATCTGGTATGGTATCTATTAACAATGCTAAGGCATCTTTTTCTTTGTTTAGTATAATTTGTTTAATAGCCTTTGTTTTGTTCTTTAAACGTTCTAATCTAGCTCTTTCTTTTCTTATTGTTTCTTCTTTCTTGTCATCAAAGTAAATATCATAAACAACTCTAAACCTTGTAAAGCTATCGTAGTACACATCTATCTTTTTTAATGCGTGAAATATACTTGACCTATTTCTTTTAACACCTTTCTCAGCAAACCAGTCTGATATCATCCTATCATTCATTCCGTTTAGTTCATTCAATACTTTGTAAAGTAATGCTCTAAAAGATGCTTTATCATTTGAACGTGAGTTATCAAATATATTTAATTTGGTTATCTCACAAAAATCATTTACTAATTCTTCTGCTGCTTGTCTGTTGTAATTATATCTGCTCATCTATTTGTTCCGATCCATTATTAATTAATACTTCATCTGTTACTTGTGTTATTCTTTCTTTGTCTGCTTCGTAAGCCAAACATACTTCTTGTATCTTACAAAAGTCATTAAAGTCAAACTTGTTTAATAACCAATCAAGAAAGATTAGTTTGTTGGCAGTTAGCTTGTCTCCCAACTCTTTCTCATCAACTTCTTCTATCTTGTTATAGTAGTTTATCTCTATCTCTTTTAAATCGCTTATAGTACGTCTAATGTTGTTTCTTACTCGTTGTCTAAACAAACCTATCTTCTCTGCATCTTCCAGTAAGTGTAGGTTAATAAATGAGCTTAGTATTGCTCCACTAATTTTTTCTAATTTCTTTTCTGTTAATTCCATATTTGATAATTATAATTATGTGCGTTGTAATATACTTTTGTTTCTTCTATCTTATTTAAAAGGTGGTGTTCAAGATAGTTATAAATGTAGTTTATATCATCATCTGATGCATTATACTTTTCTTCTCCTTGCCAAAAGTTAGTTTTAAGCACACCTTCTTTTAAACTTACTTCTATTAAATAATCTTCATTATCCAATTGCAGCTCTACTTCATTTGGTAAAGGATTAATACATTGGTCTGTATTCTTGTATTTTGGTTCTATTGTTTTTACAATCTTAATTAAGTCCATCCCTTATTCCTTTTAAAGTTCTTATTTCTGCATTGTTTACCTCTATCTTTATTTGCACCTCCAGTATATCTAATTGTCTTACGATCCACCAATCATCTTTACCTTTTGCATAAGCTCTAATAATTTCTATTGTTTCTTCCATTTGTTTTTGTTTTAACTGTTAAATAATATTAATACCATTGATATAAACCATAATGTCATATAAGCTACAATCATAACCATTGCAAGTCCAAATAATAACTCTCCGAATCTTGTAATTATCTTTTTCATAATTATAGTTTTAATAGTTCTTGTTTAACTTCTCTCCAATATTCATAATCCTCTATGTAAAATAATCTACTTCCACCAATTATCTCATCTACACAAATTAATGCACATTGTTTAGCATCACTACTGCAATCTATCCAACTAAACTGCCCTACTAATTCTTCTGCTTTTTCTTTTGGTGTCATACGTTAAATATTAAACCTATTAATAATCTACCTACGAAATAGCTTGGTGCTAAAATCAATACTAATGTTTGTAATTTTTTCATCTTGTTTTTGTTTAAATATGCTGCAATATAAAATAAATTATTTAATTAACAACTATATTAACAAATTTTAACATTTTAAATAAAAAAAAGAGATACTAATTTGTATCCCTTATTCTTTCTATTTCTCGTTCTAAATAGTCTTTTGCCTTTAATAAGTCTTGTAACTCATCCTTTTTCTTTCCAGCTCTGCAAATATACTTTAGTATGTTACCTCTGCTAAAATTAAGGTTAAAATCATTTACAACGTCTATTACGTCATAACCTTTGCCATTGTCATAGTGTACTTGTGTGCTTCTCATTTTTCGTATATTAAAGTTAAAATTATTTGAAAGATACCAATGTATAAAACTATATCTTCTTCGTATATTTCTTCATCATCAAAAGGGTAATGTCTAACCCCAAACAGAAAGCCTTTAAAAAATCCAGCTTTAATCTCGTACCTTATTAAATTCATAGTTGTATATTTTAGTGTATAAATCCCAAATAGATTGGAATGATTCTTGTTTATTAAATTCTTTTCCTTTCATATAGTAATTGCCTTTTATTCTATTACAGTATACTTTATACATATTACCAGATACAACTGGATAAATAATAAATCCTTTTTTAAAACAATACTGCTGATGCTTATGATTACAATTTTTTAAGTGTATCTTCTTTTTAATCTTTGGCATTTATATCTTCATATATGTCAATTAGTTCTAATGCTTTTTCTACTCCTTTTGCTTCACAAAACCTTTTCTGTTCAAATAGTTGCATCCAGTATTCCATAATATCTTTTTTATCTCTACTGCTAAAGTAACTATCAATACAACTTTTGTAAGCTATCTTCTCTTGATTTCTACAAAGTTCCTCTTGTAACATAATCTTCTATATTTTCTGTTTGTAGGTAGTCATAGTATCTTTCTGTTGCAATATCTAGTTTTCTTTTACCACTATCAATAAAATTATCAGAACATTTAAAGATACCAACATCAAGTGTACTTTTATCAACTACAACAAATTCAAAGTCAAATGCTCCAAATAACTCTAAATACAATGCAGCTTGTAAGTCATAAGAAAAGTGATGTGCAGACCTTTCAAATGATTTTATATCAGCAGTTGTTTTTAAATCTATTACAACACCATCTTTAAGTATATCTGCTTTACCTCTAAATGCTAAATCATTATAGGTATCAATTGCTGGTATTTCAAATCTTGCACCCTCCAGTATGTTTTTTACATCAGTTACACTTCTTACCCTTTCTGATATCTTTTTAGCTTTATAATATTCTGAGTTTGTAAATACGTTGTGTGAGCCAACTTCTTGTACTGCAAGTTTATATTGCTTTGATGCTTTTGTACCTTCTGTAAAAGTTAGGTATTCTACTTTCTCTGGTTCAAGTACCATAAGATGTATTAATTGACCATCTCTTAATGCTTGTACATTTGTTTGCTTTTCTGTTAGTGAACGATAATAAGCATAAGGAGAATCTAAAAGTTTCTTTGATGCTGAACTTGATAATGCATTTACACCAAGATAACCATAGTAGAACTCATCATCCATCATTTTGCTTAAAATGTCTTTCTTGTCAAAGACTTCGTTGTTTAATAGTTTGATTGTTTCCATTTATTTTAGTTTTATTGCTTGTTTTATATTTATTTCTGTTACTTGTTTTTTTATCCATCTTCTGTTTTTAAACTCAGATGTTGCTGGTAGTGATTTCTCAAACCACTTTAAATCTATTTTGTTTAAGTTAAATAGATAGATTCCCTCTGGTGTACTATTGATGTATATTGGTACGTCAAAGTTTTTATTTGATTCTTTTATCAAAGCATCGTATTTAGGCTTTTCCAGAAGTAAAGTATTGTAGTGCTTCTTTCTGCATTTTAATTCTATTCTGCTTTGTGTTTCAATATCGTAGCAATCCCATCTTGATATTGGATTTTTACTATTTACTAATGTTTTGTAATGGTTATTTGATAGCCATTCAAATAAATCTTTTTCTTTCCAGTTTTGCATATGTGCTAATATACTAAAAATATATTAAAACCTAAATTTATTCTGTTGACCGTTAATAACATTGCTTTTAATTAAATTATCAGCTTCCCATAATGGTTGTAAATTAGAGTAGTGGCAAAGTTTCTTTAATCCTTCTTCTGTTTTTGCAGATGCTAATGGAATAATATGGTCTATGTGCCATTCCCCTTGATTGCTCCACTTCATACCTTTTTTAAATTGTCTTTCAATATGTGCCTTACATACTTCCCAATCAACCCCAAGCATTTCTTGTGTTTTAGTATTCTTTGAGTATCCTTTTCTTTTAAATGCTTTAGATGTTCTATTCCTTAAATTACAAGACATTTTGAAAAGTGGGTCTACTTTCCTTCTCTCTCTTATGTATTCATTTGTTCGTTTTTTATTATTTTTTCTGTATTCTTTAAAATATTCTTTTATACGTTCTTTATTATTTTCTCTGTATTCTTTAAAATATTCTTTTATACGTTCTTTATTATTTTCTCTATATTCTTTGCTATGTGCATTTCTGCGTTCTTTATTATTTTTATAGTATTCTTTTCTTTGTTCTTTTATACGTTCTTTATTGGCTAGATAGTATTCTTTTGAGCGTTCTTTATTGTTTTCTCTGTATTCTTTGCTTTGTGCATTTCTGCGTTCTTTATTGTTTTCTCTATATTCTTTACTACAAGACTTACAAGTGTATGTTAATCCATCTTTAGTTTTTTTCTGTTTACTAAACTTCGTAAAATCCTTTTCTATTTTACATTTTGTGCAAGTTTTCATAATATTTTAATTAAAAATCATAAGAATTGTCAACAAATTCTGGTAGTATGTTATCGTTTACCATAAAGCTAAATGGGTCAAAACTTCTATTTCTACTTCTTTTACATTCAACAGATATCCAGCCTTTATTAACTTCGTTTTTTTCTAACTTAATTTGTGTTTCAGCTTTCTTCTCTAATGCACTTCCTAAATTTCCAGTTGGCTTGTCACTACCAAAGTTTTGATGTATAATTGTCAATATATGACATTGTTTTTTTGCAGTCCAAGTCATAATCTTTTGCACAACAAAATTAGTTTCTGTCATTGAATTTACATCATTTAATAAATCTGCTACACCATCAATAATAACTATTCCTATTTTATCATCATTAAATTTATCAAACAGTATGTATTCAATAAACTCTACCCTTTCATTTGGCGTCATTGCTCTTAATGCGTAGGTATGGTAGTTGTCATCAGATTGCAATTCATTCATTATTACTGGTCTGCGAAATACCTTCTGACAATGAAACTTACCTTGCTCTGTATCAAAATGTATTATCTTTCTACCTCTCCTATGTCCTTTTATAGTACCAGTATATTTGTTACCTCCACTTTGATATGCTGATACAAGTAAACTTATAAAAAATGATTTACCTACTTTTGGAAATGCTTGTACAAAACTAAAGTTGCCATCTGTGCCAATTGGTATTGGGTATTCTATTTCATTACCCTCAACGTCTGTATCTATGTAAGAACCACAACTAAGTGATACTGGAGGATATTTAATAACTTCTGATATATCTACATTTGCTTCTTCTTCAAGCCTTTGCATTGCCATTCTATCTGCTTCCCTTTCTTCATTCGTTTTTGTTTTCTGCGTCATCTATGTATTTCTGTATTTTTGTTTTATAATATTTACCAAGTACATTATCATTTAAGAATTTATCATTTTCTAAAACGTTTTCTGTAAATTGTAGCTTGGTTTCATAATAGCTCATCATTGTCTTGTTGTAGCAAATGTATATAATTTCTCTGTAACAATCTTCAATCTTCCATTTTTTACTTTCTGCATTGCTACCAGTGTACTTCATCCAGTTACTTTCAATGTAATCTACCCTTTTTCTTTTATATCCCTTTAAAGGTGGTCTAGTACGTTTATTAAGTAGTATCTTTTTACCAATATAAACTTGTTCAGTTCGTCTGTTAAGTATTCTGTAAACAAACCCAACTGCATCTGCTGGTAAATCTTCTCTTGATTTTATTCTTTGTCCTTTATAGTTCCAC